GTTCAATCGTGGCGATGGTGATCGGGGTGTTTGTGCAGAAGCCGTGAGTCTGCCCCGCGAGCTGGGCCTGGCTGCCACCATCTGTGCCCCCAGATGCCGCCCGGCCGGGCGCAGCTCGCGGGGCAGAACGTGGAGACATGGACGAGTTGACACTGCCAGGATTTGACGACGAGGTGCCGGGGCAGGACAGCCACGGGGAGGCGCTGCGCGACCTGTTTGAGAAGCGGAGCGACGTGCCGTGGATGGTCGATTACCATACGCTCCGCGACGAGGGCTGGGACTGGCGTAAAGCCGCTTACATCGCATGGGCGGCGATGCCGGTGGATGGCCGGTGGCCGGCAACGCAGGAGGCGCTGGCGCGGCAGGTGCTGGGCCTGAACAGCTCGCGGAGCATTCGGGGCTGGCGGCAAAAGAATCCGGCCATCGACGAGCGGGTGGCTTCGCTGCTGGTCGAATCGCTGATGGACGCGCGTGCGGATGTGATCGACGCGCTCAAGGCGGTGGCCAGCACGCATGCAGCGGCGGCGCACCGGGACCGGAAGCTATTCCTGGAAATGACGCAACTCTATAAGCCAGAGATGGCGTTGACGTTGAACAAGGCGGGGGAGGATCCGCGGGAGCTGAGCGACGAGGAACTGCGAGCGATAGCGGCCAGGCCGCGGGGCGAGGTCGATGAGAGCTGACGAGGCGCAGGCTGAGCTGGCGCAGCGAAAGCTCGCCCGGCGCCATTTCGGTGATTTTTGCCGGTACGTGGTCCCGCAGTATCCGGGAGCGCGGCACCTGGGGGTGCTGTGCGAGGCGCTGGAAGGTGTGGAGCGGTACGTGGCCAGCGGCGGGGCGGAGGGGATCGGGCGGCTGATGGTGTTCATGCCGCCTCGCTATTGGAAGTCAACGACGTGCAGCGTGTTGTTTCCGCAGTGGTTTCTGGGTCGCAACCCGGACCTGCGGGTGATTTTGGCCTCGTACGCGGCGAGCCTGGCCACGGGTTTCAGCCGGAAGGTGCGCAACGGAATCCAGGGGTTGGCGTACGGGGCGCTATTTGGGCAGCGAGGGACGGTCGACGGGGCGCCGCGGGAGGTGGCCAGCGACAGTCGCGCGGCGGATGAATGGGAGCTGGCAGCACCGCATCGAGGCGGGATGACCGCGGCCGGCGTGGGCGGCGGTCTGACGGGCAAGGGTGCCCACCTCCTTATTGTTGACGATCCGATCAAGGACCGGCGAGAGGCGGACAGCGACGCGGTGCGGAACGCGCTGTGGGACTGGTGGACCTCGACGGCGTTCACCCGGTTGGAGGATGGCGCGGCGGTGTTGATCGTGCTGACCAGGTGGCACGATGATGATCTCGCAGGCCGGCTCTTGCGCCAGATGCTGGAGGGCGGCGAGTTTGCGCAGGAATGGCGGGTGCTGACGCTGGCGGCCAGGGCAGAGATTTTCACGGAGGCAGAACGGAAGGCGGAACCGTGGCTGCCGGCAGAGGATCCGTTGGGGCGGTCGGAAGGGGCGCCGCTGTGGCCCGAGAAGCACGACGACGGCGATTTGAAAATGCTGGAAGCCGCAGTTGGCCCGTACGATTGGGCCTCGCTCTTCCAGCAACGGCCGTATAGCCGCGCCGGCGGGATGTTCAAGGAAGAATGGTTCCGGGTAGTGCCGGCGGCAGAGGCGGAGATCGTGCAGCGGGTGCGCTGCTGGGACAAGGCGGGGAGTGACGCGGACGGAGCGTACACCGCCGGCGTGCTGATGGGTCGAACGGCGACGGGGCGTCTCGTTGTGGAGCACGTGTGTCGGGGGCAATGGAGCACGTTTCAGCGTGAAGAGAAGATGCTGGAGATGGCGCGATTGGACCTGGGCAGGCCGGGGGCGCGCACGGTGGTGCATCATCCGCAGGATCCGGGGAGCGCAGGTCTGGACAGCGCGCGGGCGACGAACGCAAAGCTGGCAGCGGCGGGCATCGAGGCCCATTTTGAACCGGTGACGGGCAGCAAGGAAGTGCGGGCCGGGCCGTGGTCTAGCGCGTGCGAGGCGGGGATTGTGGATCTCGTGGATGGTCCGTGGGTCCTGGCGTTTGTCAACGAGCATCTGGCATTCCCGCGGGGGCGGTTCAAGGACCAGGTGGACGCTGCCGCGGACTGTTACGCGCAGGTGGGCATCCTGGGGCCGGCGGTGGGGCTGCACGAGGTGCCGCAGGACCGGAAGCGTGCCAACCGGTGGGACGTGGTAGGGCGCGGGCAGGACGGGCACGGGCAGGCCGTGCCTTTACGGTGGGGGGTGCGCGTATGAAGGCCGAGGTGCGCATGGCAGAGGGGCAGGCACCGGTGGTGGAAATCGGCAGCGAGGGGCTGGAGGCATTTTACGGCCGCGTCGGGGAGGCGTACGTAATTGACCTCCAATGGCCGGCGGCGTACGCGATTTACAATCAGATGCGGCGTCGGGATCCGACGCTACGAAGCATGCTGAACGCGGTCCGTCTGCTGGCCAGGCAGGCGGAGTGGAAAGCCGAGGCGGCGACGGACCAACCGGGAGACCGGCAGGCGGCAGAGTTTCTGCAAAGCTGCCTCAGTGATATGAGCCACACGGTGGGTGATTTTCTCGACGATGTGCTGACGATGATGCCCTTCGGTTGGGCCTCGTTCGAGATCTGCTACAAGCGGCGGCAGGGTGCGCGCGGGCGGCACGAGAGCGTGGCCAGTGACGGGCTGATCGGGTGGCGCAAGCTGGCGTATCGTCGGCAGAGCAGCTTTGACAAGTGGAGGTTTGACGGCACGGGGGGATTTGCGGGATGGGTGCAGCGGGCGGCGCCGGACTATCGCGAGGTGGAGCTGCCGGTGGACAAGCTCGTTCATTTCGTGGCCGAGCGCGACGGGGTGAACCCAGAGGGCATTAGCATCTTTGAGAGCGCGTACGAGCCGTACCACTACGTGACAAACCTCCAGATATTGGGCGGCATTGGCTGGCAGCGAGCGTTCGTGGGGTTGCCGGTGTTCGAGTTTGAGCAGCGGCCACAAGAGGGCGATCTGGGTGCGGTGCAAGAGGTTGGCCAGGGGCTGGTGGTCGACGAGCGCCAGTACGTCAGCGTGCCGCCGGGGGTCACATTCCGATTGGAAAGCACACAAAACAGCGGCGCGGACTCGTTGCTGAACACGATCAAGTACTACAGGTCGCTGATGCTGATGATCATCCTCGCGGACTTTATTGCGCTGGGCGCGACGGAGCGTGGCTCTTGGGCGCTGGGCAGCGACAAGAGCGATCTCTTCCTGATGGCGATCAACGGCTATTTGGACCGCATTGCCGAGAACTGGACGCGGTACGGCGTGCGCCGGCTGTTCGATGCGAATCCGGGAGCATTCCCGGGGATGACGGCGATACCGCGCATCGCGCACTCGCCGGTGTACAAGCCGAATCTGGCGGGCCTGGGTTCGTTCATCCAGCAGGTGGCGCAGTACATTCAGATCGGGGATGAGGACCGGATTTGGATCCGGCAACAGGCGGGGATGCCGGAAGTATTGGGAAAACCGGGGCCAGAGTCAGAACCGAGCCCGGAATTGAGCGAGCTGGCAGAGTTTGACGGGCAGGCAGCGGTCCGGGGGAAGGTCGAAGCGGCATTGGTAAAGGAGTTGGCTACGGCGCTGGGGCAGAGTCAGGAGCGGGTGCTTGAGGCTGTCCGGGTGGGGCTTGATCCGGCGGATGCCGCGTTTTGGTCGCGGGAGCGGGAGCTGTTGCGGCCGCGATTGTTGGCGCATTGGCTACAGCATGCGGATGAGCTGCTGCGAGCGGTTATCCTGGAGACAGAGGGCGCGTTGGGCGCCGGCGCGGATTGGGCATTGGTGAATCAGCGGGCAGCCGATTGGGCTCGCGAGTTCGTAGGCGAGGAAATCACGCAGATCCTCGATACCACGCGGGCAGGGGTGCGTTCGGCCGTAGCGAATTGGGTGGAGGCCGGTCTGGAATTGCCAGAGTTGACAAAGTCGCTCACGCCGACTTTTGGCAAGCCGCGGGCAGAGTTGATCGCCTCCACTGAGGTAACGCGGGCGTTCAGCGAGGCGAACAACCTGACCTGGCAGGCGGTAGGCCTGCCGGCAATGGCATATCGTAGCCCGGCCCATCCGCGGTGCCGGTGCTGGCAGCGGCCGGAGATTTTGCCAGACAAGACGTGGGTGATCGTGTGGCAGACGGCCGTGGATGAGCGGGTGTGCCAGGTGCCGATTGAGACGACCTGGGGCATCGTCGCCGGCTGCGGCGACCTGCACGGCCGGATCGTGAGCGAGGGGCCGTACCTGGGGGAGCGATTTGCGGATGTGAAGGCGCGGCTGAAATGAGCATCGACGCGGATTGGGAAGGGTTTCAGGAAGACCTTCAGCAGCTTACCGAGGCGCTGGCAGAGTTTCCGCGAATTGCAGCAGGGGATGTGCGGGGCGGCGTCGAGAAGGCGCTGCTGTTGCTGCAAGGTCGGGCAGCAGAGTACCCACCGGCGCCGGTGGGCAGTGGCTACCGGCGAACGGGGACGCTGGGGCGGCTGTGGGCGGGGGCGACGCGGGTTGTGGAGTTGGGAGAGAGCGGAGCGTTTGTGCAGGGTCGAGTCGGAAACGCCACGCCGTACAGTCCCTACGTGCAAGGACCTGACGACCAGGCGCAGGTCCACAAGGGCAGGTGGCAGACGACGGATCAGATCGTCGATGCGGCCGGCGATGAGATCGGGCTGATATTGGAGGATGCCGGGGCGTCGATTGTGCGGCATCTGGCAGAGGAGGCTGAGGGATGAGCGATTTGCGGTTCGTCGTGCTGGCGGAGGCAGTCGCCGGCAAGCCGGTGGAGGTCCTGCGCGTTGGTGAATTCATCGATTCTGCGGGGCAGCGTGTCACGATCACTGCTGAGGACCTGGACGCGTTTGTGAGCAACTTTGACGCGGGCGCTGCTGGCCAGGAGGTACCGTTTGACATCGATCACGAGCGGGCGGAAGCGGCCGGCTGGGTGACAGGCCTCGTCCGCGAGGGCGACGTGCTCAAGGCCGTGCCGGACTGGAATGAGTTGGGGCGCAAGCTGGTGGGGGACCGGGTGTATCGGTACATCAGCGCGACCATCGACATGGCGCGGAAGGTGATCAAGTCGTTGAGCCTGGTCAATTTCCCGGCGGTCAAGGGTCTCGCTCCGGTGGAGTTGATGGAGTTCCGGCGGGTGCCGCTGAGCGACTATTTCCAGGCGCGGATCCACAAAGCGTTCACGGTGATCGCTGACGACCTGGCTGCGGCGGGGCTGGTGACGGTGGAGGAGCGGATCGAGCTGAGCGGGGCGATTGGGACGGCGCTGGAGGCATTTCGGGGGGCAGCCGGCGTGGCGGGCGAGCGGACGGTGGACGTGCCGGTGCCAGAGCTGTATTTTTACAAGGAGCCAATTTCACGCGAGGGAGGTGGTGCCGCGCGTGTTGACAACGGTGCCGGACCGTTTTCCGGCGGAAACAACCCAGGAGGTGACACGATGACCGAGGAAGAGTTGGCAGAGCTGCGGGAGAGGATCCGGCAGGAGGAGCTGCAGAAGCTCCAGGACAAGGAGACAGAGCTGGCCGAGGAGCGGAAGCGGATCCGCGGCGAGCTGGAGACCGAGCTGCGGGAGCAGTTCGAGCGCCGGCAGAGGCTCGTCGAGTTCGCGGACGAGATTTGCGGCGGTGACGCCGGGCTGAGCGCCAAGCCGGAGGACGTGGTGGCCGCGCTGGAGGAGGTGCCGGCGGAGATCCAAGAGGCCATGCAGGCGCTGCTGCGGGCCAAGGTGGTCGACTTCTCGGAGCGGGGCAGCGGGCGCGATGGGACGGCCGGGAAGAAAGCGTTGCCGGCAGAGATGCGCGGGGCGCTGACCGCGTGGCTGGCTGCCAAGCAGGGCCTCGACGAGTTCTTTGCGGTTAACCGCGAGGAGTTGGGCGACATGGAGCAGTACGACCTGTCGGAGTGGCAGGGGTAGACCGGGCAACCGGATCATAAGCGGAGGTGACACGATGGCAGATTTGACGAAAAATGCGCCGCTGCGCTTCTGGAACGAACCGCAGAGCGAGCGGTGGGTGTTGGACAACAGCAACGCGCAGCACGTGTACCGCGGGCAGCCGATGATCATCGACCAGTCTGCAGACACGGTATATCCGCG